TGGAAGCGAATTAGCTGGCGCAGCAAAAGATGCAGCGTATCGGAAATTTGGAATCAAAAAAGATGTTCGCGCACTGGAAATTCTCAAGAGAAGGGGCATCAATTTCGCCATTGGACTCCCGTTGGGATGGGGGCTTGGACGATTAACTGGCGGGGGGAAGTTTACCCCAACGCAGATCAAGCAGTATCAGAAGATGCTAGACGAAGACCCAGCCTTGTTCGTCAAGCAAAACTGGGACTCTACGGATGACGTAATCGCACAGGTGGCAAAGGAAACAGCCGAGCGGTTGGGAATAGAGATTCCCGGCGCAGCCACGACTCTCGCCACTGCTCCAACAAAGACCACGGCCCACATGGGAAGGATGGGACAGCGAATCCCCGGCATGGAAGACCCCATGCTTAAATATGAATTATCCCAGCAACGACACTTGATGACGGGGAGACAAAAATTGACCGGCGGCCCGGTTGATTATCCAGCCACAGGCCAAGCGACGAGGGCTGCGGTGCGAAAGGGCGAAGCAGACCTTCGGCATTGGTCACAGGGAGAGGCTACCAAGGCGGTTACGAAAGCGGAGGAAACCGTTTTATCAGAACTGCCCCCAATGGGAGAGATAGCGGTATTTGATGCCAAGGCGGCAGGGGATAAGCTGCGAACGGCTATTCAGGGCCATGCCGAGAGACGGAAGAACGAAGTTACCGCATTGTATGAAGGGGTGGAGGATCAACTTGCTAGGGATGGGGTGGTTAACTTTGTTGAGTTCAAGAAATTAGCTGATGCAATCCGTGCATGGCGGAAAGAACTCCCCCCCGTTACAGAGGAGGTGACGATTCCCTCTCCCATCATAGGCGGAACGCCCACTGTCCAAATGGTAAAGACACCCCTTGGGCAATACGATGAAGCCACTAAAAAGGCAAACGAGTGGGTTCAGATTGCTGAAAACCCAATCACCTTGAAACAAGCGCAAAAGCTGATTATTGATCTTGGTGAGATGAGCCGCGCAGGAACGGCAGGAACGGAAGAGGGGGTTACTGGCCTCAAGGGAACGGCATTAAACAAGTTTTACAGCGCAGCCAAGGCAGACTTGGATGACGCATTTAAGTCCCTCAGAATTAGCGATGATTTGAAGGGGCAATGGCGTGAGGCAAATTTGCAGCACGCAATGAAGGTGGATGAACTAAACAAGAGCGGGTTTATTCAATCCGCCTTGCGTGCTGGGAGGGCGGGAGGGAAAGAGGTTGAGTCAGCGGAACTCTTGACGCACCTAATCGGAGGCACATCCCCCGCCACAAGGAAGGCGGAATTAAAGCTATTGCAGGGGATGCTTGAACCTGCTGAATATGAGGAACTGCGCCAAGGATTGCTAAAACAGATGGTGGGCGTGAATTTCCCAATAAAAATTACCAATACCACCGGCCTTCCCTACATCCAGCCAACCTCTGGAAGAGTGGTTCCGGCAGGGAAAGATATTGATATTGTTGATCTTGGCCCGTTGAGGGCGCACTTTGATGCCCCTGGAAATCGCGGCTTCCTTGAAGAGGTGTTCGGGGGCGAAGGACAAGTTAGTACCCTCAGAGCAGCTTTGAAAGATTTCAAGGAAATGCAGGATATGCACGGAATGGTGGGCAGAAATGCTGGGATTGAGGCAGCTAAAATAGACGATATGCTTGTGGCCCTAAAAAGGGGGAATCTGTCAGATGCGCGAGCCATCATGCGTAATGCTATCGGAGCGGAAAAAGAGAGAAGGAAGATTTATTTGGATTTGCTTGATGACGCATATCGTAAAAACAATTTTGGGTTGATAGCTGAAAATCCCACGCAGTTTGTGGATGATGTGATACTTGGAGGAGGCAACAAAACAGCAGAATTCGGAAAGACACTCTTTAAGGAACTCCCAGACGATGTTAAAGATCAATTACGAAGAGCCACTGCTGACCGAATCATAATCAGAACGAGCGATATAGTCAGAACGCCAACAGCCTATTTAAGGAAAGAGGCCGGAGATTTGCACAGAGTTGAGCCGAAGGCCGATGCGTTTCTGAAAATGTTGTATGAAGACCCCGCGAGGCAGACACTTTTCAAGGAGATGTTTTCCCCGGAGGACATGCAGGTGCTAAACGATTTCGCGGCAATGATGCAGGTGTACGCTCGCATGAAGCAAATAGCTGGAGGAGCGGGGTCATTTGCCGTGGAGACGGCTATGGGCGGGGAAAGTATCCGATCTCTTGTCACTCAAGCGGGGTTATCAAAGGCTTTGATGAGTGATGCGGGTCAAACACTAATGTCCAGAGGCAATGTCGAGTCAGGAACTGGGCTTTGGGCGTGGGCGCTTCGCCTGATGAATTCGGCAGGAAGCACCCCGCAGAGCAAAGCCGAAGCAGCGAAGCAGACAGCTATAAATCTGGAAATGGGCATTAACCCTGCGAGAATAAAGATGGCAATGGCACTTGACCCTCCCACTGCCAATGAGTTGAGGGACTTTCTTGGTGACTATTGGCGATTAGGGTTTGAATATGCTGCGGGTGATAAGAGGAGGCTATTGGGGTGGGAATCTACATTCGGAATCCCGATAGACAATCTCCCGTCTGAGAAAGACATAAAAGACTTTATGGAACAGGAGTTAAAGAAGAAACAAGAAGAGTAACCTAACAGCAAGAGGCGTGCTGGGGGGCAGCGCATGAAAGGAAGTACAGCAGAAAGTTTTGTCGCATTCGGAGACGCACACGGGGATATGTGTAGTCGCTCCACCGTTGATGCCCTTGAGAAGCACATCGCAGAGCTAAAGCCCAAGCATCGCATTTGCCTCGGTGATATGTTTGATTTGCGAAGCCTACGCAAGGGGGTAAGCAATCAGGATTCCGAACATTATGATTCTTTGGTGAGCGACCTCACGCAGGGGTACAATATGCTGGAGCGGTTACGCCCCACAGTCTTTCTCAACGGCAACCACGAATTCAGGCTCTACAACACTGCCGAGAATGCAGCCAGCGGCATTGTGCGCCAGTATTGTCAAGAGGGAGTGGACAAGCTGGAGGGTTACCTGCGGAAGATGGGGTGCAAGGTGTACCCCTACCACTACGACCAAGGAGTGCATAGGATTGGCTCTGTCGCCTTTGTCCATGGCTACAGTGCCAACGTGGCGGCTGTAAAGCAGCACGCAGAGATTTACGCTGATCCTGGTGGAGCAGTTGTCATGGGGCATCTGCACCGCATTGAGGCTGTTCAAGCCGTGCGGCACGGGGGCGCGAAAGGTTACAGCTATGGTTGCTTGGCGGATATTCCTAAATTGACATACGCCTCACTGCGACCAGCAACAATGCGTTGGAGCAATGGCTGGGTATTTGGTATAGTGGGTAAGGGCAAAAAAAACTTTAAGATATGGCAAGCCGAAGAAACAAACGGAAAGTGGATTCTTCCCACGAACCTGAAAGAGCTTTAACGGATTGGGCCAAGGCTTTGGAGGATGTCGCAGAGCCTACGGATGTTGTGCCGGAAGGCTTTTACACGGTAGGGGAATTGGCGGATAAGCTACATCTCTCCCTGTCAAATGTACGACGAAAAATCTACATGATGAGGAAAGCAGGTAAAATTGAAGTGAGGCGGTTCAGGCGTCAAGGCCCAGCAAGGGTCTACCCCGCAGACCACTACAAAATACTGGAATGAAGAAGCCTCCCAAGAGTTGGATAGGTAAACGCATCTCGGTGCGCTGGCTAGACCCATGTGGATTTGTTAACCAAGAACTGTCCGAGGTGGATGTTGCCGAGTGTGTGAGTGAAGGCACACTGGTTTCCATGGATGACCGGAAGCTGATCCTGCGAACTGCCGTCTATCCCAAGGACAAGAGCTTTGGCGATTGGTCGGCCATTACCCTTGGGGCGATTGTTAACTGCAAAAAGCTCTGACTACTTCCCCAAAATGTATCGGCACAATTCAATGAAGGTGCGCTTGGGGCTTCGCTTGGCCTCAACCTGATCCATTGTATCCACCACCGAGCGGCTGATGAATTGACTGCGCGACATTCCCACACGCTTTGCCATATCGTTCACACGTTTGAGTTCGGCGTCCGTCATCCGAAAGGCGACGAACGTGGATTTG